ACCCTAATTGGGGAAGGGTAAACAAAGAATCAGTCGCATACCTCGAATATGACCCCGTATCGATAGCTGGAACACCTGTTGGCTCACCTCAACGGGCGATGCCTCCACAATCTAGCCCAGCGATCATGCAAGCTATTCAGTTAGCTGAGAATGACATCATGCAAAGCATGGGGATATACCAACCAACGCTAGGCGCTCAGTCTAACGAAACGTCAGGTAGAGCCTTGTTATTAAGGCAAAAACAGGCTGACATTAATACGTTCCATTATCAGGACAACTTATCACGTTCAGTGCGTCAAATAGGCCGTGTCGTCTTGGATATGATTCCTAAAGTCTATGATCGTCCAAGAGTTGCGCGTATTTTAGGTGAAGATGGAACGCCAAGAACGGTTCAACTTAACCCTAACATTCAAACACCGTCAGCTAATACTGAAAATAGTGCTATCGATTCAATATTTAACCCAACTATTGGACGTTATGACGTGGTTTGCGATGCTGGCCCGTCTTACGCAACTAAACGCGATGAAGCCGCCACAATGATGTTGACTTTAACCCAAGCAAATCCAGCGCTATTTAATATCATTGGCGATTTGATGTTGAAAAACATGGATTGGCCTGGTGCTGAAGAAATTAGTAAACGTTTGCAAGCAATGTTACCTCCACAATTGCAAGCTCAAGCTAAGAGCGGGGATAAGATCAGCCCCGAAGTTTTACAAGCGCAACAAATGATGGATCAATTAGCAGGGCAAATGGAACACATGGGTCAAGAAATAGCCCAACTCCGTGACCAACGCTCGATTGAACTTCAAAAACAAGAACGTGAATGGTTTGAAGCCCAAACTAAACGCATGGATGTGGAAGGTAAAATTATGATGACTGATAGCCAATTACAGGCTGCGGTTAGAGAAAATTTAACATTGATGATGGGGATGGGAACTCAAGAATTAGTAGAAAATAATGCAGAATTTGAACGATTAGAAATGCAAGCAACTGAACAACCTATGCAACCACAAGGCGCACCACAAGGCGCACCACAAGGTCAAGCCCCACAAGGTCAACCTATGCGACCCGGTGCTATGCGGAAGGAACCCGATATTGCAGCATTAACAAGTGAAGCTAAACCAGGAGAATCTATATGAGCGATGAAGTTGAAATTGAAAGTCCAGTAGAGGTTCAAGAAGTTGAATCTGAAGTTGAATCAGAAGGTAATCAGGAGGAAGTAGACTTAATTGACGAATCTGCCGAAAAAGACCCTTGGTATAAAAAACGGATTGATGAACTGACTAAAGATAAGCATGATGCCAGAAGGCAAGCTGAACGCTTAGAGCAAATGCTTGAAAAACAAGAGCAAATCCTTAGACAGTATTCACCTATTCAAGACCAAGCGCCTTCCTTAGCCCCGCCTGAACCATCGCAATTTGCAGGAGGGCAGTACGATCCTCGGTATATGGACGCGATGATGCAATATACCCGTGAATCTGCGGTTATGGAGGCTAAACAAGCGGTTGCACAGGAATATGAGCAAAGAGCAAGAGTGCAAACACAGCAAGTTGCACAAGCGAAATTAGAAACTGCTGAAGCCGCAGCTCGTGTCAGATATGCGGATTATGATTCAATTATTGAAAGAATCACTTCCGATCCGATACTGGCTCAGAACCAAACTATTAGAGAAGCTATATTAGGAATGGAAAATGGCCCTGATATAGCCTATCAATTAGGTCGTAATTTGGATGTAGCCTATGAAATATCTAATATGTCACCTATACAAGCTGGAATGAGATTAGCCTTAATTATAAGACAAGACGCTAAATCAAGCACAGCACCTAAACCTATCAAACCGATTAACGGCACTGGGGGTACAAACAACGTTAAATCCTATTCTGAAATGTCTACTTCAGAATATATAGCTGCTCGTAATGCTGAAGATAGAGCAAAATTAATAGCCCGCATAAAACGATAACCCCACTCACCGCCAATAAAACCTATTGGCGGTATTTTTTATGTACATCTTAAATAGTTTATGGTATATAATATCCCCACGTCTATTTAAGCTTTTGCCTGCTTAGATAGTTAGGCAACCTCAGTACAGATAATTCGAGGGATTGGCTCCCATCTGGAATAAAATCAGGCTAAACACCTTTTTCTTTTCATTTGGAGTATATAAATGGCTAATCAGCTGCTTACCATAAGCATGATTACAAACGAAGCATTGCGGGTCTTGACCAACAGCTTAGTTTTTACTCGTGCAATCAGTCGTCAATATGATGACAAATTCGCTATTGAAGGCGCAAAAATCGGTACTACCATTAACTTGAGAAAACCTCCTCGTTATGTTGGTAGATCAGGCCCTGCACTTCAAATTGAATCTTCTGTTGAAACTTACGTTCCATTGACTCTGAACACTCAGTTCGGTGTTGATATGGCGTTTACAACTCAAGATTTGAGCTTAAACATTTCTGACTTCTCTGACAGATTTATCAAACCAGCTATTGCGGCAATTGCTAACAAGATCGATTATGATGGTCTACAACAATTCCTAAACGTATATAATATGGTTGGTACTCCTGGTCAATTGTCCGGTACACCAACTCAAGCTCAGTCTTTAGCTACAATCTTAGCTGCTCGTGCTAGATTGAACCAAGAAGCTGCGCCTGTTGATGAACTCCGTCACATTGTTGTCGATCCTACTATTGATGTTGGTCTAGTTTCTGGTTTGACTAACTTGTTCAACCCACAAGGTGTTATTTCTGAAATTTTCAAGAAAGGCGCAATGGGCGACAGCACTTTAGGCTTCAACTTTGCAATGGATCAAAACGTAGGTAACTTTACTTCAGGAACTTTCATCGTTGGTACTGATACAATCGCTGTAGCTGCACAAGCTGGCGGTTCTGTTCAAACTAACGCTGCAACGACTTTCGGTTTAACTGCTACTATTTCAAACGGTAAAACATTAACTCAAGGTACTGTTTTCACAATACCTGGCGTTTATGCTGTGAACCCACAAAACCGTCAATCAACTGGTACACTGCGTAATTTCGTAGTAACTGCGTTGACTACTGGTACTGGTTCTTCACAAACAGTTCAAGTATTCCCAACACCTGTCTTTAGCGGTCAATTCCAAAACGTAACTAGCACTACTGGAACTATTGCTTCTGGTAATGCTACTGTAATTTCTGGTTCTGCTGGTGCAAGTTACGCCAACGCTATCGCTTTCCATCGCGATGCTTTTGCTCTTGGTACTGCTGATCTGTTATTGCCACAAGGTGTTGATATGGCTGGACGTGCGTCTGCTGATGGTATGTCAATTCGTTTGGTTCGCCAATACGATATTAACTCTGACCAATTGCCGACTCGTCTTGATGTACTTTATGGTTTCAGCACAGTTTATCCTGAGCTGGCTTGCCGTATCACTGGTTAATAGGAGTTTAAAATGAGTAATCCCGGCCCTAATGTAGTTGCAGTTACGTCAATACGTGCTACAGCTATTGTATCGTTAGCAGTAACGCCTGTTGCGGTTTTAACTATCACAACTGCTGAGCAAGATTTTACTCTTGCTGGCGTTGCGGTAGGTGATTTTGTATCCGTATCAACTACAGCAGCTCAAACTGCTGGTGTTGCTATAGCTGGTGCAAGAGTAAAATCTGCTAACACTATCAGTATCACTTATGTAAATCCAACTGCGGCATCTAAAACGCCTGCTGCGGATACTTATTTAGTTCAAATTGTCCGTTCTTATCCTGTTGTTACTGACTTCATGTCAACTTCACCAAGTAACTACGGCGCAATTCCAGCTAATAACCCATAGTAAGTTGAAGGTGGGGGGTAAAATCCTCCACCTTTTCCTTTAAGGTGAAATATGGCAATCGATTATCCATGCTCGATGCACAAAGACTCATACGCCAATTCAACAATTGCCGTTGATGAGCAAGAATATAAAGCTTTATCCAAGGACGGATGGCTTACTTCCCAAGAATGGGATGACCAGGGTAAAACCCCTAAAAAACGTATTAGAAATACCCCATTTGAGGAATAACGAATGTCTAGCCTAGCGAATCAGCAACAAAATCTATCCTTCCCAGGCTTATTGCAGGTTCCTGGCGGCATTACTTCAACACTTCAACAAGTTCAAGATGGTAATGGAAATGTCACAGGGTTAAGCTTAAGTTCTGCTGGCGCGTCTGTTACTACTTCAAGCACTTTTCAAGCATCTATAGACGGCACTACCATACCCGGTGCATTACCGAGATTAATCAGCGACGGCTTTGGCGATTTTATAAGCGTTAAAGATTTTGGTGCTGTAGGTGATGGCGTTGCAAATGATACGCTAGCAATTCAAACTGCAATCACGCAAGCTGCTGCTGCTGGAAGATCATTGTTTTTTAATGAAGGTACATACTTAATTTCAAGTTTGACCGTTCCAGCAAACTCGTATTTATACGGTGAAAGCCAAGATGGTGTCATTCTTAAAAAATACGGCATAACTAACGTTGACTTGGTTGTGTGTACTGGCAGTAACGTCATTGTTAAATCAATGACGTTGGACAATCAAAACGTCACCAATTACCAAATTTTGAATCTTGGTACAAACAGCAATATGCTTGTTAGCCGTGTGACGTTTAAAAACGCCAGTTTGACACGCCCAGCATTACGCTCAGATTGGATTACACAGGTTAGCAATATAGAAGTTACAGATTGTTATTTTGATACATGTTTGTATGGGGGTGTTTCGTTTCTCACTTCAGTTAGGGGACATAAAAACATCACAGTTTCCCGCAATACATTTACAAATTGTGGAAGTACGATCATCGGCATCAAAGATGCTGCATTAACTGATCGTTGGTGTACTCATTTTGCCGTAGACGTAAGTTTTAACAAAATGATTAACTTGTCAACAACTGGCACATATGGCGCTATTCCAATCGAAGCGTGGGGTATTTACGGATATACATGTATTGGAAACTATATTGATAGTGGTACAAGAGGTTTAACTGGTGGCGCTCGCATGATTAACGGTGTTATTTCAGGTAACACCGTTATGAACCAAACTTTATACGCTATGGAGGCCGGCCCTTCTATTAACGTAGAAGTGTCAGATAACACTTTTTTAAATTGCGCCACTGCTATTAGTTTTACCGGGACTTTTGACACAGACCAATTT